AAAGCATCCTACTATCAGAAAGAAAGTAATGAGTGCTGAAGAAGTATTCAAAGGTGCTATTCTAAAAGAACGTACAGACACAGGACGTATCTACTTAGTATTCATTGACAACGTACAAAAGCAAGGTCCATTTGATACATCAGTTGATCCGATCTATCAAAGTAACTTGTGTCAAGAGATCCTATTACCAACTAAGACATTTAAGAGACTTGATGACGAAGAGGGACGCATTGCGTTATGTACCCTAGGATCTATCAATTGGGGTGCATTCCGTAACCCAGAAGACATGCGTCGTGCTTGCCGTATTTTACAACGCAGTCTATGTAACATCCTTGACTATCAAGACTTCTTAAGCATTCAAAGCAAGTTGTCTAATGATGAAATCCAACCGCTAGGCATTGGTGTAACTAACCTTGCTTACTGGCATGCCAAACGTAATTTTAAGTACGGCGACAAGGATGCACTACAAGAAACTAAGAGCTGGATGGAACATCAAGCGTACTACCTAACTGAAGCAACTGTAGAGTTAGCTAAGGAACGTGGTGCGTGTCTGCATAGCAACAGGACCCGTTACGGCCAGGGAACATTTCCGTGGGAACTACGTGCAGAAGGTGTCAACGAATTGGCAGACTTTACTCCGGAATTAGATTGGGAAACACTACGCTCAAATATGAAGACTTACGGTGTACGTAATGCTACACTAATGGCTATTGCTCCTGTAGAGTCTAGTTCTGTTGTTATTAACTCAACTAATGGTATCGAAATGCCAATGAGTTTGATTTCTACTAAGGAAAGTAAAGCAGCTAGCTTGACGCAGGTTGTACCGGAATACGCTAAATTGAAAAACAAATACCAACTAATGTGGGACCAAACTGATTGCGAAGGTTACTTAAAGACTGCCGCAGTATTGGCCGCGTATGTTGATCAATCAATTAGCACTAATACATTCTACAATCCAGCACACTTCCCAGATCGTAAGATCCCAACTACATTAATTGCTAAAAACTTAATGCAAGCGCAACTATGGGGCATTAAGACTTTCTACTACAGCCTAATGAACAAAGCAGGTAGCAAGGCAGTTGAATTGCCAACAGAAGTAAACGGCGTTCAAACAAACGGCTTAAATGGTTATCACAACATTGAGTTGGAAGATGACGATTGCGAAGCATGTAAATTATAAAAGGCTATTATGAAAGTTAGTAAAATTCCAGGACTTGGACGCTTTGGTGTCTTCATTGATGATTTAGACTTTGCTACAATCACTAATGAAGAATGGATGGAAGTTGGCAAGTTACATATGGAGTCACTTGTTACTATCATTCGTAATGTAAAGGTAGAACCAAAAGCCTACGAGCAATGGATTTACAAATGGGGCACACAACGAGTACTAGAAGCACTTCGCTTAAACAAGAAGCATAGTGTAGTAAGCGTTGGACATTTGTACGGCGAAGAAGAGGCAGGTGGTGTTCCAGTTGATCCTAAAGATCAAGAATGGGTTAAGAACTTAGTTAACGTATTAGCAATTGACGAAGTTGGTCCACAGACTGCTATGCTTAGAGTATCTGGCAAGAAGGATGAGAATGGTAGACCAATTGGTATGTTCCAAGAAGGCGAGCTATTGTGGCATTCGAATGAATCAGGTAACCTTGAATTTAGTCCAGGTGTAGCATTGTTAGGACATAGTGGTGTTGTAGGCAGTGCTACTGGTTTCTTAACTACACCTGATTGGTATGAATCACAAAGCGAGAGCTTCCGTAGTGAACTAGACGAAATGATTATTTGTCATGAGTTTACTCCAGGCCGCATCAATCCAGGACTACGTGAAGAACAAGACGACATCATGTACAGAAACATGTGCCCACAGCCAACAGAGATTCCGTTAGTTATTTCTAGCCCAATTGGTATTAAGGGATTGCATTACAGCATTAATACAATTAATACAATTAAGGGCATGACTAAGGAAGAAAGTGATAAGGTATTCGACTACATTAACAAAACATTGTTTGTTGATGAATACATTTATGATCACTGGTATCAACAAGACAATGACCTTTGTTTGTTTGACAACAGTATTACATTACATAGACGTCTAGGCGGCATTGCTGATAGAATGTGTTATAGAATACAGTATGACTATGATAAGGTTGCTCCAGTAGGCAATAGATACTATCAAGAGCCATACAACAGTTTATACAAACAAAAACTAAAAGACATTAGTAACCTAGTAAAACAATACAAATATTTTAATTATGAGTAAACAACAATACAACCTATCAGTTAAGACAGACTACTTACATCGCAAGATGTTCTTAGATCCTGCTGGTCCTGTTACTATTCAACGTTTTGAAGAAGTAAAGTACAATAAGATTGCTGACTACGAAAAGACAGCACGTGGTTTCTTTTGGGTTCCTGAAGAAGTTAGTTTAACTAAAGACGCAGGTGACTTTAAAGAAGCAAGTGATGCAGTTAAGCATATCTTTACAAGTAACCTACTAAGACAAACAGCATTGGATAGTCTGCAAGGACGTGGCCCTAGCCAAATCTTTACACCAGTTGTTAGTTTACCAGAATTAGAAGCTCTAGTTTATAACTGGACATTCTTTGAAACAAACATTCACAGTCGTAGTTACAGTCATATCATTCGTAACATTTACAATGTGCCTAAGGAAGTGTTTAACACAATCCATGACACTGCTGAAATTGTTAATATGGCAAGTAGCATTGGACGTTACTATGATGACCTTCATGTTATTAACTGCAAGAAAGAAGCAGGTATTGCAGTAAAAGAAGAAGAACACATTAAAGCAATTTATCTAGCGTTACACGCAAGTTATGCTCTAGAAGCATTCCGCTTTATGGTATCATTTGCTACATCATTAGCAATGGTTGAAAATAAAATCTTTATTGGTAATGGCAACATTATCAGTTTGATTCTACAAGATGAGTTACTACACAAAGGCTGGACTGCCTACATTATCAATCAAGTGGTTAAAGAAGATCCACGTTTTGCTAAAGTAGCACAGGAATGCCAAGCTGAAGTAATTCAAATTTACAAAGATGTTATTGCTGAAGAAAAAGGATGGGCTGATTACCTATTCATGAAAGGCCCTGTTATCGGTCTTAATGCAAACATCTTACGTGAGTTTGTTGACTATACAGCAGTTGGCGCATTAAAAGACATTGGAATTAAGTATTGGGATCATGCTCCTAAGACAACACCAATTCCATGGTTCAATAAGCATAGCGACACAAGCAAGAAACAAACGGCACTACAAGAAAGCGAGTCAACAAGTTATGTCATTGGAGTTATGTCCGATGTGATTGACTATAACGCTTTACCGAATCTATAATTAAGGAATTAAAATGATTACAGTTTATACAAAGCCTCAGTGCCCCTATTGCGATCAAGCAAAGGCACTATTAGAACAAAAGGGTATCGCATATACAACAGTTGATGTATCAGTGAACCCAGCAGCAAAAGAAAAGATTATGGACTTGGGACTACGTTCAGTTCCTCAAGTCTTTAATGATGGAGTACTTCTACCTGGCGGCTTCCAAGGCCTAGCAGGACAACCAGAAGAATTTTGGACAACACTAAAGGGATAATATGTTAATTGATAAAGGCGTAGCAGTAGGTGAAGTAATCACCTTGAAACTAACAAGCGGCGAAGAACTAGTAGCCAAGCTAACAGAAGAAACTGACAAGTATTATAAACTAAGCAAACCAATGGTTATCGGTATGGGCAAGCAAGGTCCTGGCCTGATGCCTTATTTGTTTACAGTACACCCAGACAAGGATGTTAAGTTACAAAAGAGCACAGTAACAGTAGCAGAAGCAACTGATGCTGAGTTTGCTAAACAGTTTATTGAAAGTACTTCTGGCATTAAATTAGTGTAAATATAATATGCCAGCAGTAGCACGACAAGGTGATCAAACAACAACAGGACACGGATGTGACACAGTTACAACCGTCACTGGAGCATCTGGTAACGTGTTTGCTAATAACATTGGCGTAGAAAGAAAAGGGGACCCAGTGTCCCCGCATACTATACCATCAGGTCCAGTATGTGTTCCGCATGATGCAGTTATTAACGCCGGGTCCGGAACAGTATTTGTTAATAATAAACCGATTGCTCGTGTTGGTGACTCAACCGACGGAGGCGCAATTACAACTGGTTCCGGAACCGTATCAGCTGGTTGACATCTAAATAAACATTTGCTATAATGTGCGTATGAATAAAATTATACTTACAGACGCAGACGGCGTG